ATTCTGCGAGTATGAGGAATAAAAGAAACAGCTTTGGGCATTACGTAATAATGCTTGTTATCCAGGTGGTAGCCTCAGTGTGACTAAGCTTAGAGTGTCGTGCTTGCATTCTCGCTCCGTTTTTTAGTATGAGAATACAAGGAGTCCGATCAGGATACTTGCCATATAGCGAGAGTCTAGAATCAGTTGAACTAACTACCTCAACTGATAGTGCTGGATGTGCTTTTTGTATTGCACTCTGCTGTTCAGTCATGTACTGTTGTTGAGTATCATCTGATTCAGCATAAAATAAAACAACACTATAGGTTGCCATCTTCAGTCTCCCTGAGTTCTTGTAAGTCTTGAACGAGTTGTTTAAGTTCGTTACGAAGTTCAGTGATTTCAGAGTGTAAATAGTTGATGTCACCGCCTAGGTCTTGTGCCACCTCACGAATCATACTATGCACCTCTTTCACTTCCATTCGAACGTATTTTTCAGTTGCGTACATGTCTATATTTTACTATAATCTATTCATAAGTCAATAAATTTGTGACTTATACCTTTCAATGATAATAATAAGGAACGCAAATGCACAAGCGACCATCTTTGCAAGAAGCAAAAGCTATCTTGCAGCAACACTCTCCTGATACAATGCAAGAATACTATGAGCTGAAGGACTCTCATGGCGAGTTTTTTGCAGCTCGGTTTATTGTAGATGTAGTAGATCACTTCAACCACTTACAGGATAAGGCAATCAATGGCTAAATCAAAACCATCAATCTTCAACTCTGGTTATTCAGACTGGAGTATTCGTCGTACAATTTCAGAAGCGGAAAATGTAGCTCGTTGGAATCCGTGGCTAGCTCATGAGTGGATGGGCGAAGCACGTAATCGCATCTCAATTCATGCTCCGTTTTATGATGAGTATGATCGTGCTGTTCAGCGAATTAATGCTTATTGGAAAACACTTCCTCGAATGCATTATCATAATCCTCGTGACTTCTGGTCAAAAAACGGAGTCCACTTTCCACCCACATATCTAGATACAATCGTTCAAGATTCAGAAGAGACTTCTCTGGACGACATCATCTCTAAAACTTTCAATTTTTAATTTGTCCTTACCCACGATTTATGCTATTTATAAAGGAAGAAAAATGTTCTTTAAACTAACTGCTCGCAACGCCTACAGAGATTTGGTACGTAATGCTCGTCGCATTTGCATTGCTGACATAGATGATAGTGAGAAAAGCGTAGCTTTTCAAGAGCTGTACGAAGTACTAAAGCCTAAGCTAGATGAGACAACTCGTTCTCTTAACGATCAGCCAGCTTATGCAAAGCGTTGTGAACATTGGAACCAGCGTGATATCGCTGTGATGAAGCCTGTCAAAAATGTTCGTAACCCTTGGCTTCGCTTCAAACGTGAGTTTGTTGACGCATTGAGCCAAGATGAAACAGTTCACGCGAAGCGTGTGTCTACGGCTCTAGCATGGTTTTACCATACCTCTCATCGAGATGATTGGGCCGTCTAACTAGCAGCCGAAGGCTGCCAGCTGGGGGTTTTATGGAACAAGACGATATAACTGCACTAGTGTGGAAAATTGTTGGCGGCATGCCAGTTGAGGTGTATGACGACGATTCAGGCGAGGTTTGGGAAAATGTTCTTTTTGAACTAGTCAGACCTCGTACTGAAGGCGACTTTAAAGGCTCACGTGCTATAGGTTCGGCTAATCTTGTAACTGCTTTGAACATGGTTCATCAGAAGTTGCTTATTCTTAATCAACAAGAGTCAAGTGAGAACAGCTTGAAGATGTTTAACGAAGCTATGTCTATTCTTCAAGAAAGAAAGCTTATAAGACACAAACCTGAAAAAATAAGAGAATCATTCAAAATAGTTCAATGATTAACCTAGTTTTTGATAGCCCAGAAGACAAATTAAATGTTTGGGATTTTAAAGGTCATTGTAATTTCTACGATAAGTTTAGTCGAAATATTTCTTGGATTTATCAGTATTTTACAGATCAAATCAATGTTATAACACCTGAGCAGATAGATACAGTTGATGATTTTATCTATCCTGTTTCTATGAATGACCCATACATTTTATGTAGACAATTAATTCACAACAGACAACAGGATTATGGCTTCTGGTCTCGGGTTGATAATAGAGTTATTAAATCTTTGCGGCAAGGCAAAGGAAGAATCATCATAGAAGCAAATAACGAACCTCTTTTGTCGTGCGATCTAGCTGATTTAAAGCAGTCTCTCAAAGATACCACCACATTTCCTAATGACAAAATTCACCTAATTATTGATGATTTAGACCAGATTGATAATATTAATTTTCATGACTTCCCAAAAATGTGGGAAGCAATCTATGCTAACGAAGCATACTGGCAAAATATTAGCACTAGTATAAATAAACCTAATTGGAGAATATTTGATCTTGTGGACGGTACTCAACCAGATCTTGTAACCAAACAAAGAAACTTTTGTTGTTTTAATAGGCGCTCAGTAAAACATTCTGCTGCATATTATCTTCCTCTTGTTTTAGATAAGTTAGCTTTATTACAACAAGGATGGATTAGTCTTGATGATTATGGAAAAGACTACCTTCATAGAAAAGATCGTGTCGAAGACGTCAGTAGAAAGTTTGATGTTTTAAACTTCAAAACACTACATACTGAAGACATTAAGAATGCTTTAGATATTAAAAAAACCTATGAATTAGTAAATTTCGAGGTCGTGGTCGAAGCTTATTTTTCTTTAGATTTTATAAATTATCCTTTTTTATCTGAAAAAATTTTTAGACCGTTAGGCATAGGATTACCTTTCATTTTAGTAGGTCAAGCATACTCTCTTAAGAACCTTCACAAAAGAGGTTATCGTACTTTTCACCCTCTAATTGATGAAAGCTATGATCTAGAGTCAGATGATCTAAAAAGATTTTTTATGGCTGTAAGAGAAATTAAAAAACTTTGTAATACAGACCCTGATAAGCTAAAAAGTTTAATTAACTATACTAATTCCACTGTATATCCTCATAATGTTTCGGTAGCACAAGAAAGAATGAAGCGTTTCGGAGAGTTTTTAGGAGTAAATAATACCTTTTGAAGTTTTTATTATTTTGCATTATGTTTTTAAAGTTATTATAATTAAACATCACTTAACAAATGAGGTAATTATGGAAGTAGCACTTAAAGAAGAAGTAAAAAAAGAAATCAATCGCATTGTGGATCTGATGATTCAAGCTGAATCAATTAGAGAATCTATCTCAGAATTGAAAAAAGATATCAAGAATGAGTATGCGATTCCTGTAGCAACAATCACAAAAATTGCTACAATTGTTCGTAAGCAGAATCTTGCAGAAGAAGAAGAAAAATGGGAAGAAATCAAAGAGTGGGTTGATGTCTGTTCATGACTTTATTCATGAAGATTGGCAAGACTGTATAAAAATTTACACTAATGATTTAGTCAAGAGAAATATCAAGCCTCTATTGAAATATATAGAGGCTAACTCTTTTTCTGATCCCAATCATCAGCAAAGAACTATCTGTAGGCTTAAAGATAAAACAGCTGTTTTATTAGAGCAGGGTGATGTTTATGATTGGCACTCTGATTCTTTCTCTTTTGAGGGAAGACAGCTTTCTAATCCTCGTCGTGGTCGTTATTGGACAAGAATAATTTATCTTACTGAAGGTAAACCTCTTGAGATAGGAGATTGGAATCCTACTGGAAATTTAGAGGCTGACTTTGACTACCCAATCCCAAATGAGGTTATAGCAAGAATTTATCCAAGCCCCGGAAAAACTGTGACATTTCCTTGTTTTATGGTTCATAGAATACAACCCACCGTAGATAACAAAAGATGGACTTTTGTTGACTTCTTAACCTCTGTAGGCTATAATGGCTTTACTACAACAACTTATTTTGACTTAGCTATAAGGTATTTTAATGAAGATTTTAGGAGTGAGCTCTTATCATCACGATAGTGCGGCAGCATCTATCAATGGCACAAGAATTCTGGGTGCCTCACATGAAGAGCGATTTTCAAGAAAAAAATATGATAATAGTTTTCCACACAATGTCGTAAGCTGGCTGAGAGATTCTCATGATGATTGGGAGTTTGCTGCTTTTTACGAAGAAACTACTTATTCTCAGTTTAAATCGGATATCAAACGTTTTACATCAGCACGTCCTGTTTTAGTTGATCATCATGAGGCTCATGCTATGAGTTCTATATTAACGACTGATTGGACGGAGTGTGCTATAATGGTTGTTGACACAGTTGGCAACCGCTATTCAACATCTTTAGGAGTTTATCGTAACGGTGAAATAGAGTGGATTAAGCGCTTTCGTTATCCAAACTCTATTGGCTTGTTTTACAGTTCAGCAACTCGTTTATTGGGTTTTACCCCTCTTTCTGATGAATGTAAAGTTATGAGTGCTGCTTCTTATGGTAAACCTAAATGGGCATCTTGGATTAATCAAAAAATAGTAGATTATTGTGCAGATGGCGATTATACTTTTTTACACAACCTTGAGCGTGGCGTAGGTACTGGAGAGTTAGATTGGGATATTGCTGCTTCGGTTCAACAAGTGACACAAAACATACTTTTAGCACTTGCAAGCTGGCTTCAGAAAGAGACAGGACTTACTAACTTAGCTTATGCTGGTGGTGTAGCTCTTAATTGTGTTGCAAATACCTATTTAGTAAAACATGCTGGTTTTGACAAAATCGCAATTCAACCCGCAGCAGGAGATGCAGGGTGTGCTTTAGGGGCAGCCGCACTTATCTCACGACCTTTATGGGAAAACGCTTATTTAGGAAAATACGCAAATAACAATATTACTCCAGAAGAAGCAGCAAAAGATATAATAGCAGGTAAAATAGTTTCCATCATTCAAGGCAGAGCGGAGTTTGGGCCACGTGCTTTAGGTAATAGATCTTTTCTATGCGCTCCGACAGAAGCTAATATTAGCAAATTAAATAAGATTAAGCAAAGAGACACAGATTCTTGGAGACCTTACGCTCCTGTATGCCAAAAAGAAGAAATGGATAGATTTTTCAAAGTTTATCAACCTGATACGAACATGCTGTTCGTAGCTGATATTATTGATGGGAATTTTAAAACACACGATAACACTGCTCGACTACAAATGGTTACAGGTTCTTCTAATGCTTACTTGTGGAAAGTTCTTGAAATCACTAGACAGTATGGATATCCGATACTGATTAATACAAGTTTAAATAAGAAAGGTAAACCTATTGTCAACACTGTGGAAGATTTCAAAACAGAAATTTCAATATACAACTGAGGTAGATACGGATACCTTGCCTACAGGTAGGACGTATCATACTCCCGATGGTTCTTATCCCTCAATCACAACAATTTTAGGTAAAACTTCTGACAACACTTGGCTTCAAAAATGGATTGAGCGTGTAGGAGAAGAAGAAGCTCGTCGAATATCAAAAGAAGCTACTGATCGAGGAACGCTGGTTCACGAGTATGCAGAACGTCATTTTAATGGCGAAGATGTGTGGGCTGACTTAATACAAGAACGTTTAGACGTTCGTCAAATGAGTCGTGATTTGATTCGTGCTACTGAGCGCGGTATTGAAGAAGTTTGGGGGCAAGAACAAGTACTTTGGTCTAATAAATATCAATATGCAGGAAGATGTGACATGGTAGGAATCTGGAAAGGTAAACCTACTATTATTGATTTTAAAACATCGAAAAAGAAAAAATCCTCTAAGCAAATTACAGATTACTACATTCAAGGATGTGCTTATGCTGTTGCTCATAACGAAATGTATGGGACAGGTATCAGAGACATTGCAATTGTAATGACAATTGATGGTTCTGATCCTATAGTTTTTGAACAAGATGCAGTACCGTTTTTACCTTTACTAAAAAATAGGAGACAACAATATGATCAGTTGGTTTAAAAATAAGATTGATGAGTGGAAATTCGAGCGTGAATTCCAAAAGAAAAAAGAAGAGCTTATGAAGCTTGATCCTTTTATTTATGATATCCCAGAGTATGACGAAAAAGAAAATAAAGAACTACCTATTGAGAAATTCTGATGACAAGACGAATTAAAAAACCTCTTAAGAATTTTTTTGATAAACAGACTTTGACGGACTCTGAAAAAGACTTTATACTTGGTTGTATAAATGCTCAAAGCAAATACCCACAACTAACACATCGGCAGTGGCAGATTGTAACTGAAATAAAAGAGAGATACGAAAAATGTCAAA